TTCACGGCTTCAAGAGCAAAAACACTTCACGGGAATTTAGTAGCGTATTAAAATACGACGATAAATAAGTAATTTTGCAAACGAATTAAAAAGTTTTGAATTATGAACAACAGAAACGGCGACGTAGTAAGCCCACAGGTTTCCGTAATGGGAGCCGTAGAGTTTACGGACGGCGAGAACTTCAAGAAGGACACCCCGTTTTGCATCAAGAACGACGGCGATAGTGCCGTATTCTTAGAAGTAAACCTTTGGGGCATGGAACCCGGAACTTTCGTACAGACACGTTTCGAGACGGGCTGGAACCCCGAAATAGTCCGGGAGATTAAGGTAACAAGTCAAACCAACGCCCTACTTTGGGGCTATTAAAAACGTAACGAACTATGGGTTTAATTATTGGAGTAGGCAACACGAAGCCTACATTTCCCTACGACTACTACTACGGCGTTAAGATTAACACCAACGTAGCAGACACCACGCTGGAGCGAGTAGGACGCGCGGAGCTTCACGCCAGCCTGCCCGTTCAGTCACATATGCGCCGATGCCTTATAAACGACAACGGCGAAGTAGTTACGTACCTTCACGCTACAGACAGCACAAAGACCGACACGGGCGCGACAGCCGACCTAACAGGAGCAAGCGGAATGGTTATGGTAGAAATACCCGAACACTACCGTAAGTTTGAGTTCGACGGCAACAATATCCTCGCGCTTATTTCGGCTTTCCCACTTCCGGGCTTCCACAAGGTACGCAAAGTTTACCGTTCAGCCTACGAAGCTACCGTAGAGCGCAGCACCAACAAGCTGGCAAGCGTAGTGAACACTACGGCAGCCTTCCGAGGTGGAAACAATACGGCAGAGTGGGATGACACCTACAGAAGCCTGTTAGGAAGACCAGCCACAAATATAAGCCTTACCAACTTCCGCATCTACGCACGTAACAGGGGGGCAGCAGGACTTAACGACAAGGGCTGGAACTGCGACCTATACGAAGCAGCCATTAACACCTATTGGCTTTTCGTGATTGAGTACGCGAACCTTAACTGCCAAGCCGCGTTTACGTCGGAACTTGACGCTAACGGCTACAAGCAGGGAGGATTAGGCGACGGCGTTACAACGCTTGATGGTACGAAGTGGAATAACTTTAACGGTTACAACCCATTCGTACCCTGTGGAATTACCAACAGCTTAGGCAACGCTACGGGTGTAGTGACATACACCATGCCGGAAGAGTACGACTCAACGACCACAACCGTAAGCGTACCAAGCTACAGAGGTATAGAAAACCCGTTTGGGCACGTTTGGAGTTGGACGGACGGGCTGCACGTCATGGTACAGAGTGACGCGGACGGTGCAAAGTCTTTCCTTTACAGGGCTGACAACGACGACCCTAACAACTTCCAAGACAGCAACTATAACGGCTATTCCCAGCGCGGCGAACTTCCACGCGCAAACGGTTGGGTTAAGAAGATACTTTGCGGAGAGTACGGCGACATTATGCCAAAGGAGAACGGCGGAAGTTCTACAACCTACTTCGCGGACTACTTCTATACCAATATACCCTCCAGCGGCGTAAGCTTAAGGGGCGTGTCTTTCGGCGGTGCTGCGCATGGCGGCGCGGCTGCCGGGCTTGCGTGTGCGAATACGTATTACGCCCCCTCGTATACGTATACGTATTTCGGCTCTCGCCTTTGCTTTATACCCGAAGCGTAGCACGGAGCGACAACGGGAAAACGTCTAAACGCCCCAGCCGCCACGCCACTACAACAGGCGGCTGGGGTAACTTCCAAAGCTAAAAGAAAAAGATAGTTTATGATTGACGAACAGAAGCAACAGGAGCAGGAGCAGCAGAAAGACGACGGTAGCCTGTCTTTCTTGAACATTCCGCAGGACGAAGCAAACAAGCACTTCAACTGCAAGGAAACAACCCAGCAGCAACTAACGAACCTTACGTTTTGGTTAGTGGACTTTATCGACGGCGTTAAGACGAAGTTCGGAACGGAACGCTACTTAGTGAAGATTAAGCACCCGGAACCCGTACCGCCTAACCACGACAGGGAAGAGAAGTTTTTTACCAATAGCAGCGAAATAAAGTACATACTTAACGAGATTAAGAAACGTAACAAGTTCCCACGAAAGGCAACCATGAGAGCCAGCGGAACGCGCTACTATTTGGAGTAACAAAATACGGTTGTTTGTTCTAAGGGCGTGTATTTCGGCGGTAATGCGAATAACAGCGCGAATGCCGGGCTTGCGTATGCGAATACGAATAACACCCCCTCGAATACGAATACGAATATCGGCTCTCGCCAATACTGATTTAACAAGATATTGAGAGTAAAAACGGAACAAAGACCGCGCCGAGAAAAAGGCGGAAAACATTAAATTATTTACGGGCTTTGGTAGGGGCAACCCGAAGAAGACCACTAAATCAGCAAAGCAAAGACATGAAGCGAATAGGCAACCTATACGACAAAATTATAAGCTTAGAGAACTTGCAGCTTGCGGACGAACGCGCCCGTAAGGGCAAGCTTAAGACTTATGGCGTTAAGTTGCACGAACGCAACCGGGAAGCCAACCTAATTGCTTTGCACGAAGCCCTGAAAGCAGGAACCTACAGGACTTCGGAATACAGCACCTTTACTATTTACGAGCCGAAGGAACGTATTATCTTCCGCCTTCCGTACGACCCGGACAGGATAGTACACCACGCCGTTATGAACGTTTTGGAACCTATATGGCTTTCGGTTTTCACGGCGGACACCTATAGCTGTATAAAGAAACGCGGAATACACGCGGCGGCGAAGAAACTAAGGCAAGTAATAGACAGGGATAAGCAGGGCTGCAAGTATTGTCTAAAGATTGATATAAGGAAGTTCTACCCTTCAATTAACCACGACGTACTAAAGACTATTGTACGGAAGAAGCTGAAAGATACACGGCTATTGCAGCTTCTTGACGAGATAATAGACAGCGCGGAGGGTTTGCCGATTGGTAACTACCTTAGTCAGTATTTGGCAAACCTCGTACTTACATATTTCGACCATTGGGTTAAGGAAGTGAAGAAAGTACGGTATTATTTCCGATACGCAGACGATATCGTAGTATTGCACAGCGAAAAGAAGGTACTACGCGAACTTCTTGCAGAGTTTGAAGCCTACTTAGCGGACAACGTGAAGCTGGAGGTAAAGAGCAATAAGCAGATTTTCCCGTTAGCAAAAGACCACCGCGACAAGCACGGACGCGGTATCGACTTCTTAGGCTTTGTGTTCTACTTGAACGAGACACGGCTACGGAAGCGTATTAAGCAAAACCTTTGCCGGAAGTGTGCCAAGCTTACGAAGCGAAAGAACCCGTTAGACGCAAAGGACTTCAAACAGGCGATAGCGTCATGGTGGGGCTGGTGCAAGTACAGCAATAGCGATTATTTTATTAACAAGTTAAACAAGAAAATTATACCGTATGAAATCAACTTCGGACATTCGACCTGCGGTTATTCAGCCGCTGGGTAACGGCGCATACCACTACAACTATAATATAGTGGAGCGCGAAGAGGTAAACCCCGAAACCGGGGAGAGTAAGACCGTTTACGACTACGACACGGTTAAGGTTTGGGATGAACCGACCTACGCCAAGCTTGTAAAAGCCGTTATTCGTGAGAATTTGGACGAAACGCAGGAGTTCGCAATTATCAACGAATATAACGCCGGAGTGCTGGGAGTGATTACCGACAGCGCAGAGAAGGCGGCAGCAAAACAGGCTTACAAAGACTACCTTACTTTCGTCAAAGAGACGAAGGAAATGGTTAGGCGAGATTTGGGCGTAGCGGTTGAAGGCTAACAGGAAAGGAGGTAAGCGATGAGCGATTATTTAAGTAAATTCTTTGAAGGTACGTTTAATTGCCTTTCGCGCTGTTTCCTTTTTCTTGTTGGGGCAGTTTGGGGGCTTATAGAGCCTACTATCCCCTTTGCTGGTATTTGCCTTTTCGCTATTCTTGTCGATTGCTTTACGGCATACCGATTGGGAAAGCGTGTTAAGGAAAAGAACCCCAAGGCGACCACAGATGACGCGAAGTTTAAGAGCAACTACGCCCGTAGGATGTTCTACACCCTTTGCGTTATTTACGCTTGTACGGTGTTGGGCTGGCTTATTGATACATATATATACCCATTTGTGAAACTTTACTTAGCAAACATTATAAGCGGCGGTTTTTGTTTGGTGCAGCTTCTTAGCATATTGGAAAACGAAAGCAGTTGCAACAAGGCACGCTGGGCAAAGGTTTTGCAAAAGGTATTGGTAAACAAAGCCGCCCGGCATTTGGATATCGACAAAGAAGACTTAGAATTTAACGAGGAACAGGAACATGGCACGAATTGAAATCTTAGCACCTTTTATCCTTAGTTGGGAAGGCGGCTTTAGCAACCACCCCAACGACACAGGCGGCGCAACCAATAAGGGCGTTACTATTGCGACGTGGAAGGCACAGGGCTACGACAAGGACGGCGACGGCGATATAGACGTAGCAGACCTTAAGCTGATTACCGACGAAGACGCGGTAAAGGTAGTTATGAAGCCCCACTTTTGGGATAGGTGGAAAGCCGACCAAATTAAAAGCCAAAGCGTTGCTAATATAGTAGTCGATTGGGTATGGGGAAGCGGAAAGCACGGTATTACCGAAGTGCAGAAGCTTTTAGGAGTGACTGCAGACGGCATCGTAGGCGCGAAGACGCTTGCAGCGTTGAACGCACAGGAACCGAAGCTTTTGTTTGCCCGTATCAAACAGGCTCGTATAGCCTTCCTTCAGCGGATTGTAAAGCGCAGACCTTCGCAAAACGTATTCTTGAAGGGCTGGCTACGCCGTCTTAACGCTATTAACTACGGTAGCCTTACCTGTAACAGGTCAAAGAACGCTACTATAACATTTGCCGACGTATGAAGAAAGTAACAATTACTTTGCTTCTATTGGTAGCACTTACAGGGTTGCTCGGTTGCAGGACAACACGGGCAACCCTTAAGACCGATACGAAGCAGGAGGTACGGCAGGAGCAGGTAACGGACTCCAGCCGCGCACAACAGACAACGACAAGCGACAGGATTAACGCCGCTTTGTTAAGTAACGAACAGCAGAACGTAGTAATAGAGTTTGACGAATGGGAGTATTACCCAGCCGCAAACGACACAACTACAGGCGGAAATTATGCGCAGAATTTGGCGGATTTTATACGCGACGCTAACGGCGAAGCCGACAAGCCGCCTAATACAGGGAGCGTAAAGAAGCACCGTAAGGGAACTATTACCATCAACACGGACAGGCAGACCAAAGAGACCAAAGAGCAGGAAACCACCTCCAGCACGGACACGAAGGTAAAAGCGACCACAAAGACGAAGACAGACACCAAAACGAAGGAAAAGACTAAAAGCACAGAGACCACAGGCAAAAGCAAATGGTACGTTTGGCTTATATTCGGTTTGGTTTTTGCAGTCCTGCTGATTTGGATAGGTAGAGACATCGCCCGGAGAGTGAACGGATAGTAACAGGAACCCGTTAAGAAAAACGCCTTTTCTTTACACGTCGAAACGGATATGTAAAAGAACGGGCGTTTTCTTTATATATACCCACGAAAAAGGGGAAAAAGAAGCCCGAAAAAGACCTTTTCGGGTACTTTTTCGGGTACTTAATTTGTAACTGCTTGATTTACAAGCTTGATTGCGGAGAGAGGGGCTCTAAGAGCCATTTCGCCAAAGGCTATCAAACACGCGCAAACGTCCATTTTACGGGCGTTTGTGTTTTTTTAGTGGTAACGATTGAAACCGCGTATTCCATATTAGTAAACCTATTTTCGGGTACTTTTTCGGGTACTTATTTTTCGGGCGTTTCGTCGTCAGAGCCGAAAGCGTCAAACTTCGCCATGTTTTCTATTTTGGCAGCGTCCACGATTTTAATATACGGCTTCATTGCCTTATAGTCGCTGTGTCCTGTCCATTCCATTATAACGGGCGCAGGAATACCAAGCCGAAGGGCGTTTACTATAAAAGTCCTACGCCCGGCGTGAGTAGTAAGAACGCTATACTTAGGCACTACCTGCTCTATACGTTCGTGTCCGCAGAATTGCACAATACGCACAGGCTCGTTAATTCCGGCTTCTTCCGCCGCGTCGTGTAAGTGTTCGTTCATGGTAGCGTTAGCCACCACAGGAAGAGCCAGCCCACGCGGTAGGCGAAAATCCTTATACTTATTGAGGATAGCAAGGGCGTATTTATTCAGTTCAATATGTAGCCTGTCGTTTGTCTTCTTAGTGACAACTACCATATAGGGAGGGTTTGCCGTTAGCCGTAAGTCCGAACGGCGCAGCTTTGCAACGTCCGAGTAGCGCAGCCCGGTAAAGCAGCAGAAGCAGAAGACATCACGGACGGGAGCGTAGGACGGGTTATCCCCGGAGAATTGGAAGTTAAGGAAGGTTTGCAACTCTTCCCATTCCAGATATATAATTTCTTTGCAGTCCAAGCCCGGAAGCCGGGGGCGGTATTGCAGATGCGCAGCACCTTTATAGTAACCGTTAGCGAAAGCCCAGCGTAGAAACCAGCGAAGGAACCCTATATTTTTGTCTATAGACGGGTTTAACATTCGCTTTTCTTTGATAAGGTAACTACGCACGAAGTCCGCGAAGTCTTCCTTTGAGAAGGTAGAGAGAGACAGGGAGGAACGCCACGCTTCCAAGTGAGAGCGCAACGAACTGAACTTAGTAAACGTCGCTTTAGTCCAACTTTTCTCGTACCCTTCCGCTTCCGTGAATTTGTCGTAGATTACAAAGAAGTCCGCCTTTGGCTTTTCCTTTGCATTACGACCAGCCGCCACGTCGAAAGCAGCCTTAAACTCCTTCACGTTTGGGGCGCGTTTGTTTTCAAGTTCAAAGCGCGTTAGCACTTCCTCAACCAGCGAACACAGGCGCGAAAGTTCGCGGTTTATTTCGCCAGCAGTAACGCCGAACTTGTTTTTAGTGTTTGGCTTTACAACGCCGTTAGCAGCATCCCACTTGCAGGGCGCAATAACGAAGCCGCTTCTTAAGTCTGCACGATAGCCAGACCAAGAGACGCGCAAACGGATAGCGACATCTTCCGCCACGTCTTCGCCTTTGTTGTTTGGCTTGATATGAAGCCCCGACTTTACGCTATACTTCATTGTGCAGCCTTCCGTATTTTCCGCGTCAGCATTTCGCCACGACCCGTTATTAACCAACCTGCAGAAATTGGGAAATTAGAAACCAGCGCGTAGATAGCTTCTATTTCTATATTCTTGTAGCGTGATAGTTTGCCCGTAGGAGTAACGCCGTATTCTAAGCGCATTTCCCGGTAACGTGCAGAACTAAGGTTATTTTCCACGCAGAAAGACTCCAGCGCAGAGACAAAGCGGAAAGATACCAGCGCGTCGATAGCTTGAAAGAACCGACGGTTTATGCTTTCACTGATTGGCGAATTTGTTACGATTGTCCGGGGCATAAGTTCGCGGTTTTGAGGTTAGACATCATTACGGAATAGTCACTTTCCGACACTTCCGCCGTTTCCTTACCTTCTAAGTAGGCGGCTTCTAAAGCGTCGAATACAGGGGCAGGGATATAAGGATAGTAAGCCCTGTTTGAGTAGAACGTATCTACGTCTATAGAAATAGCACCCATATAGCAGTTATTTTGTATAAATTTCGCGTCTAAGCGCGTTTAATATAAAAATGGTACAAGTATAAGCCGAAGGAATTTTAAGCGATTTATGGGGCGTTTCTGTGCGAAATTCCGTATTAAGGTAATATGACACATTTTGCCCCTTTATATATATGATAATGGACGCGCACGCGCATGATGTTAGCGGCGTTTGAACTTATAGACACCCGTATAGAGTAAGCCATCCACCGAGAACGTAGCGTTACCGTCTTCGCCTACCAGCGAAATAAAGATAGTACCCTTTTCGCCGTTACCGTATTCGAGTTGCAGGGAAGCAGGAAGAGAAGCGGAACCCACTACCTTATACTTTCCCGTCGTCGTTTCGTTGATAGAACCCCAGCCGCTATAAAAGAACGTAAACGAGCCGTCGGAATTGAACAGAAAATAAGTACCGTCTTCCTGTCCTATAAAGGAATTGGTAGTAGTGTTTTGGTAGTATGTTTGTACCCACTTCCCTACTACTTCATTCGCCGGATTGTTATCATCGTCGCCACCACAGGACACCAGCGAAAGCAAAGCGACCAAAGCTAAAACTATTTTCTTCATTGCGTTTCAGTATTTCGGTATTTTGACACAGCCAAACACTACCCTACAGCGGCACATCCTACACCGTCTTCCTTCCGGGCATTGGCTTTTTTAAGTTCTTGCGTAAGTTCGGAGATAGTCTCCTGTTGGCTTTCCACAACTTCCGTAAGCTTTTCGTTCGCGGCGAAAAGTTTAGCTTTTTCGTTACGGGCTTCTACCAGCAATTCGGCAAGCATTTCGGAAGGAAGCAAAACGCCCTTTTCGTCTTCTTTGTCTTCCTTTAACAGCATTTCGCCAAAACCAGCTAACAGCCATTGAGGATTAAGCGAAGGGTAAAGTTCGGAAATTTTAGACATCACGGAAGGCGATACAGATTTACGCATACTTGAAACGTAGGCTGGCGAAAGTCCTACGCGCTTACAAAATTCACGGTCAGTTATGCCCAGCGTACTAATAAAATAGCGAAGGCGTTGCTGTACACTTGTTAGACTTTGTTTTAATTCTTCCATATAGCGTTATAGTCTTAAATGTTATCTTTTGTTAAATTCCGAAAGATTTTAAGCGAATGTTATGCGTATGTTATTTATTTGTTATAAATTTGCACTCGGTAAGCGAAACAAACGCATAACCGCAAACTTTTCGAGTGCAAAAGTAAGCATTTTTTCGCAACTACGCAATAGCGTAAACACGTCATTTAACAAAATATAAGGCTATATGGATTATTCGACAAGTTACATCAACAGAAATTACCTGATTAAGGCTTACGGCTTTGACAAAGAAGGTAAGCGCATAAACAAGCTGCTCGGCGTTTCGGGTTTGGTTGCCTTAATAGGCGTAGAACTTGCAAATAAGTTTATTGCACGGGCAGAGCGTGACGGACAGGATTGTACCGTTTGCAAACTTCGCAGGGGCGTTAAAATTAGCTTGTATACTCACTAATAAATAATTGCTATATGGAAACAACTATTAAGAACATTGCACAGCAACAGCAGGAACTAATAGAGCAGTTGCAGAAGAGACAGGAAGACCTGCGTAGTAAATTCGACGCGGAAGGTTTTGTAGTGGCTGGCTACGGTGGCGATACCTATTACACCTTTGTAGGAACAGGTAGAGGGTTTAACGGCGCGGCACTTGCACCCATGAGCAGAAGACCCCGTATTTTTGAGACAGAGAAAGAAGCCAGCCGGGAAGCAAATAACGGAACCTACAGGAACGGACGCGACGAGGTTATTATGCTTAAGGTAGTAAAAGCTTCTACCTACTTCCGTACTATTCACGACGAGATAGAAAAGAACATTTCCTTAATAAAGGAACAGTTAAGTAAGTAACACCGGGGAAGGGGCGCAAGCCCCACCCCACAAACTTAAAGCTATATGGATAAGAACTACAGCGAACAGATTGCTATTAACGCCCTAATAAGCGTTTTTGCAGACGTGGTTAGCGCAGGGAACCAAAGCCCGGCTTTCGACGAGATGGACATGGTAGATATTTCGGACGGTGCAGCACACCAGCCGATAATACTATTAGACGAAGAGGACGTAAACAACCTTATTCCATTCTTAGAGGAACAGGAAGCGGACTCCAAGATAATAGACTACCTTAAGAGAATTGCAGCTTACGAGCCGCAGGATAGTAACAAACAGGGGTAAGGGGTTGCTATACCCTAAACCCGTATTAAAGTAATACAATTATGGTAGTAACAGGCGAAACAAGCAAGACAAAAAAGGCGTTGGGATTTCGTAACGGTTTGCAGCAGATCCGAATGGGCGACTACGAGGAAGTCCGGGAAGAACTTTGCAAGGCGTTGGGGATTAACAACCGCAACAGCCTCGCGGCATACGCCAGCGGAAGGCAGGAAATGAAAGTAACACAGGCGGAAGCCGTAGAAGGCGTTTTTAACCGCTACGGCGTAACTAAAAACATTTGGGGAGCATGACACTTAACGCAGAACTTACAAGACGCGAAAGCGAGGTAGCGGAACTTCTTGCATGGGGAGCTGCAAAGAAAGAGGTAGCGGATAAGCTATTTATTTCGACGCGAACCGTAGAGAATACCGCCCGGAGTATTTACGCCAAGACAGGCGTACAGAAGGCTACGGAACTTTGCGTTTGGTGGTTTTGTTCAAAGTGCGGAGTTCCTACAAGCTTAGATCCTTTGAAGCGTGCGTTTATTGCCCTTTTCCTTTTAGTGGTTTTCATTCCGAGAGAACTGACAGCCAGCGGCGACATCTTTAGAGTAGGACGCGGGGGAACGAGAACGGCAAGGGTTAAGACCAGCAGACGCAGAAACGACGACGAAGGTACTTTTAACTTTTCGGATTTCATTAAAACAGAAACAACATGAAACAGAAGATTTTTTTAGCGATTGCAGTAGTTATCCTATTCCTTCTTGCAGGATGGGTTAGGAGCCTTAAGGCACAGGTAGCCTATACGGATTTTAGCTGCCCGGTTTGCGGAAGCGACGAAGTGTTAGACTTTGGCGAGACAGAGCGCGGCAACCATTCTCAGTGCTTCGATTGCAAGACGGAATTTTACACCGAAGTAGCACAGAACTATGAGTAAGTACGATTTGAACACCCGGTTAATAGACCTCACGCTGGGAGAGTTGCTGGACGCGATAGAAGACCGCGTTAAGCAGGTACAAGCCAGCGCGGAGCCAGCACAGGAAGAAAAGCGGTTTGTTTACGGCTTGAAAGGCTTTGCAAAGCTTTTAGGGTGCAGCAAGACAACAGCCGCCCGATTGAAGGCTACAGGCGACTACGACGAAGCAATTACGCAGATAGGCGCATTACTTCTAATTGACGCTGACAAGGTGCTGGAGATAGCCAGAGAGAACAACAGAAAAAAGTAACCAACCCATTTAATAACAATTTAGCTATATGGCAAAGCAAGTAATTCTAAGACGGCTTACCCTTACGAACTTTAAGGGTTTGCGTAACGTAGCCATTGACTTTAACGGCAGCGTTACAGCGATTACAGGAAAGAACGGCACAGGCAAAACCACCGTAATAGACGGTTTTAATTGGCTTCTTTTCGGTAAGGACAGCGAGGGAAACAGCGACACGAAGTTTGGCATCAAGACAAACGACCAAAACGGCGCGTTTATCCCACACCTCGAACACGAAGTTTGCGGTACTTTTGAAGTAACCGACACCGACACAGGCGAAACCGAAACAAAGACCTTCCGCAGGGTATTAGTTGAAGAGTGGAAGGAAGAGGTAAACGAAGAGACAGGCGAAAGCCGCGAGTACCTCAAAGGACACCATACCAACTACTACTACAACGAAATGCCACTAAAGACTAAGACGGAGTACGACCGTATTGTAGCGGAGATTATACCAGAAGCCGTCTTTAAGGTAATTACTAACCCTTCCTACTTCCTTACGCTTCATTGGCAGACACAGCGCGATATGCTTCTACAGATGGCTGGAGAGATTACCGACCAGCAAATAATAGCTACCGACCCGAAGTTTGGCAAGCTGCTGGAGCTTCTACAGGGTAAGACCTTAGAAGGCTACCAAGCCAAGATTAAGGAAGACCGGGCTAAGATTGAAGCCGATTTGCAGCGCATCCCAACCCGTATAGACGAAGTAACACGAAACACGCCGCAGGATTTGGACTTTACGGCTTTGGAAGCGCAGCTTATCCAGCTACAGGCGAAGTATGACGAGTTAGACAAGGCTATGACTTCCGCAGCGGAAGCAAACCGCCAAGCCTACCAGCAGAAGCAGGGCGTACAGCAGCAAATTAACGACCTGCGCACTAAGCAGCAGAATATCCTGTTTGCAGCACAGCAGAAAGCCAACGAGGATGCACACAGCAGAAACGCAGCCTACGACAGCGCATCTTTAGAGCTGGCAACACTTAGCGACTTAGAGCGCAACACAAACGGGCTTTACGAAGCCAGCAAGCGCAGGATAGAAGGCGACAAGAGCCGCGCAGCTGAACGCGAACAGGAATACACGAAGCAGCAGGACGAAACCCGTAACAAATGGTTCAAGGTAAACGCCGAAGAGTTCAAGGACGGCGAAGCTTTGATTTGTCCGCTATTCAAACACGGATGCGCAGACAGCAACGCACTACAGCAGTACCACCAGAACCAAACCGCAGCCCGTGAGACTTTCGACATGGACAAGGCGGAACGTCTTAACGCCATCACTAAGGAAGGGCAGAAGCTCGGCGAACAGATTAAGGAGCAGAAGGCGGAAGCCCAGCGTTTGGAAAACGAGCTTTCGGAGCTGGAGGGCAAGCACGAAAAGGACTTAGCCGACATTAAGGCGAGACGTGAAGCCGCAGAGCTTAAGAAGCAGCAGAACCCGAAACAGGAAGCCCGGACGGTTAAGGGCGAAGACATGCCCGAATGGGTAGAACTTCAAATCTTAATAGACGCATTGCAGGTTCAGCTACAGGCGGAAGAGCAACCGACCGAAAACGACCAGACTGCACAGCTTCGCCAGCAGCGCACACAGGTACAGAACGAAATAGACGGCGTGAAGGCAGAGCTTCAAAAGAAAGAGCAGATCGAGAAGGCGCAGAAGCGTATAGACGAGCTTAACCATCAGAAGAAGGAGCTACAGAAGGCGAAGGCACAGCTACAGGGTAAGGAAGACCTGTTAGCAGACTTTGAACGCGCAAAAATGGACGAAGTAGAACGCAGGGTAAACGCCTTATTCCGCTACGTTCAGTTCAAGATGTATCGCCAGCAGATAGAAGACGAAAAGCAGGTAGCCGACTGCGTTTGCTACATTGACGGCGTAAGGTACGCAGACAAGAATAACGCAGGAAAGATTAACGCAGGGCTGGACGTGATTAACACACTTTGCGGCTTCCACAAGGTAAACGCCCCTATCTTTATAGACAACGCAGAGAGCGTAAACGAGTTTATACCCGTAGCAAGCCAGCTTATTACGCTGGTAGTCACTAACGGCAATTTTGCGGTAAACAGCCTATAATTAACTCCAATTATTAACATTCTAAAAGTACAATTATGAACTACAAGACAATTAAAAGTTACGAAGCCGCTTGCAAAGCTTTAGGATTGAAGCCTATTAGCGACGAAGTGTTTAACGCCTTCCAAAAGGAAGACAGGAAGACTATGGCTGCTTACCACAAGTTAGCCGTAATTACGCGAGCCATAAACGAAGGCTGGCAACCCGATTGGAGCAACTGCGAAGAAAGGAAGTACGAACCCTATATGTACACCAATTCTGCCGGGCTTGCGTGTGCGGATGCGTCTTACGCCCCCTCGGCTGCGGATGCGGTTATCGGCTCTCGCCTTTGCTTCCGCGACTACGAACGCGCCACGTTTGCCGTTGAGACCTTCTGGGAACTTTATAAGGACTAC